GAAAGACAATCNGGCTCNAACACCTATAAATCATACCGCTCCTCGCTGGATGGCAAGGTTCGTTATGAAATCCCGATGCAAAACGCCAGTTTTCAAGGAATTGTCCGGGAAGTAGAAGATCCCGACGTGGAGTTAGGCAAGATACTAGCCGGTGGCCCGGAAGCGGCTGAACAAAGATTGCTGAATATGCAAGCAATGCGTATTCGTAAAAACGAAACAACCGGAAAAGACATGTTGGTGGTCCCCGGTTATATGGATCTTGACGAAAAAGTACTGAACCAGTATGGATTTACAAAATCGACATATCTTGCTGGCACGAAAGGTATGTCGGGTGAGGCCTTAACTCTTTTTCCAGCGCCCACACTAGAACAAGTCATGGATTTTCCAGAGCTGTTTGACGAATACCCGCAGTTAAAAAACATAAGAGTGACCCCCACCAGTCCTTGGCAACCTTTTGTAGGCGGAAGTTATAACCCAGACAACAAGACAATTGCTTTGTCTAGTCAGGAAAATACGCCTGCGGGCCGCAAAAAAATGATGAGCATTTTAATGCACGAAATTCAACATGCCGTGCAGGATATTGAAGGGACCTACGGTGGAGCGAACGTAGCGCAGTTTGAACCGATGGGTTTTCAAAAAGATCTACAAAAAAACAGAGAAGCCATCAAAGAACAAGATAAATTAATTGAACAGGATTTATCTGTCATTGGAATTGATAGCAACGGCATTCTTAACAAAAACAAATTTATCAAGTTTGTAACAGGCGCGAAAAAAACAAAACCCATGTCCGAAGCGTTATCAGAAGCAGATTTTTTGAAAGTTAAAAACAGAATTAAAGGCTACGTTAAAAATAGAGCGGACGAAGAAAGGTTACGGGCACAAGGAAAAGTTCCGGAAGTAGACCAAGCCCGAGAAAAACTTAAAAAAGACATTGTTGCGGAACAGGCGCGTATGAGACAAGTAAACGCCACTCAGAAAGAAATATGGGGCGAACAGTTTGAAGAGAAAAAAATAAGCCCGACTTACTCGGAAGAACAAATTAACGCGATCCCTGAAAAATATCGGGGTCAAGCATATCATTACAAAGGATCTGATCGAAATTTAATTTATTTAATGAACGATTTGAAAAAAATGGATGTGGCTGATCCTGAAAAACTAACAGAAACATTGAGCAGTTCTTTTGAAGATCGACTACCTGCACTGCAACCGTTGCTGGAAACAAAAGCTGAACTAGACGAAATAACCAGTCGATCTTATCAAATGTACGCAGGCAATCCTGGTGAAGTGGAAGCTCGTAATACGCAATTGCGTTTCGAAGGTATTGGTAAAAAAGATATTATAAGGCAAAAAGGAAAACTTGAGTCTCCAAAACGTAATATTCCGCCTGAACAAGTATTAAAGATGTCCCCGGAAGAAACACAGGAAATGGTATTGCCATCAGAGGGGCTTGTCTATTCACTGTCCGAAGGCAAAAAGACGTTAACTCCCGGCGAACGGTTGGCTATGTCAATAGAACAGCCGCCGAACGGTATTGGTGAGCCTGTATTAGGCCGTCAGGAACGATTAGAGAACCTACGAGAGGAACGACGTGAGTTTAGAGAAACTGTGCTCCGTAATGCAAAAGAAAAAGAGCAAGGCGCACAAGAAAGGTTAATGGAAGACCAAGGTCAGTTTACAAAAAAAACAGATATTATTCCGTACAACGAAAAAATTAAGGAAACACAGGCCGCAGTTAAAGAAGCCGAACAAAAAGAAAGAGAATTAACCATTAAATTACGGGACGAGTTGCCCGACGACATTATCGCAAGGGATGCGAAAGGAAAACCCCTTAGTGAAAATGAATTTCGACAAGCAAACGTCATGGGGTTTCACGGTGCGTCAGAGTCCGAAATAGCAAGAATTATTGACGAGGGGGGCTTGTACCAAGAGGCTTTTGACCCTGCTTTTTATTTTACCGACGCTCCTGCTCCTGCTAGAAGTTATGGCACGGATGTTTTACCTGCCAGAATTGACACTCGTGAATTCGCTGTTGTGGATATGGGGCAGACTGGCTACGCAGGTGCTGGAATTGATTCGCAAGGTAATAAAATTCTGGGAAATTACCCAAACATAATTTCAATTGAATCTCCTGTAGAAATCACGGTTTTTGGGCAAACTGGAAAAAACATAGAAGTCCCCTTAGACGTTTTAGATCAAAACACAGACGATTTGGTTTTTGAATTAAGTGGTCAGGTTCCCGGCGTTATTTTTAACGATTTCGCTGATTTAGATCCTATGGGCTTCAAACCGTCGCCTTTTTTGCAAAACGCGCCTCTCGGTACGCAAAGACGGCGTTCGTATGAAGCACAGATGAAAAGTTACCAAGACTTTGAAGACAAGCTGCCGTATCAACAAGTTGTGGTAGTCTTGGACAAATCGAAACAACGGTTGGCTAAGGGAAATCCTAGAACGTTGTTTGAAAAAATACAAAAATCCGAGGTAATAGGAATGGAGCCTGAAAGTGGATTTAGCTTAGGTGGCGAAGTATACAACCACGCAAAAGGTGGTATGGTAACCAACATGAATAGACCCGTTATCTCTCGCGGACTGTCCAATCTGATCCGTAACTACAGTCAGGGACCTCTGGCACGACTAGACGTTCCACGTGGAACGGTGCCCATGCAGACCATGAACGGGGGTGGTCCTGTAGGCGGACGATATGAAAAATATAACCCGTTTTCAGGGGACGAGCCGTTAGAAGATTTAAACAGAGCACAAACAAGACTAATCTCACAGGATTTGTTGCAAACGGACGATTTGCAACCCGACGTGCTCCGAGATGCACAAGATGGTCCCGCTAGTCCTCCAATAAATACTGGCAACCAGTTTATTGCCAGTGACCCGACAGTACCGTTTACTTTTCCCGCAGTAGTGGAAGACACGACAACGGAAACGACTACGACGCAGCCTACCCAACAGACGACTACGACGCAGCCTACCCAACAAACAACTACTACAACCACTCAACAGCCAACGGACCCCAGTCTTGTAGGAATGGGAAGGACCCTGGAACAAGTTGCTGCAGACCAAGCTGCCGAAACCGCAGCCGCCGCCGAGGCGGAACGTATACGGCTCGCGAACCTTGCAGCACAGGAACAGTTGGCTGCAGAACAGTTAGCGGCCCAGCAGCAAGTAACACAGGATAATGTCGTACCCGTTCTGGGAGAAGAACCGACTGCAGCACAAACTCTGGATCAGGCACTGGCACAGGAGTTAGCGAATCAGGCGACCACGCAGTTGGCTGCACAACAGAATTTAGACACGCAGGTTCTTGGGGCCGAGCAGCTTGTAGACCAGCAAGCGGCAGACCGTGCGTTATTAGAGGCGCAACTGGCTAACCAAGACGACCCGACGGCCGTGTTCCAAGCACCCGCATTGACTGCGGTTGACCGAAGTTCTTTTGGGGTTCCCCCGGCAGAAGGTACGCAGGTGGTCGATCCGAACGCGCCCAACTTCTTGGTAGCAGACATGATTGACCCGTACACCACGGGCTACGCACCGACGCTGGGTATGGACATCAAAGAAACGGTATACCCTTACCAGGGCATGACACAGGAAGAAATGGAAGAACAAGGCGTCTATCGAGCGGAAGTATTCCAGCCCATGCCTAAACTTAGCTTTGGTAGCGGAACGCAAGAAAGCGAGGGTGAGGAAGGTGAAGGCACAGAGCAGACAGCTACTGGATATCCCAGATTGAATTTTGGTTCAACAACTAGCGGTAGTGGAACCAAAGGTCGTTATGTGACGTTGCCGACAGGGCAGAGCATATTTGTTCCAGATTACGGAGATCTTTCGTTTAACACTGAAAACCCGGAATCTGAACCGGGCCAATATGGTTTACGAGACGAACAACGTTACCAGTGCCCCGCATACTACACTTTGGCGTTCGAAGGCGGTCAGCCCTATTGTAAAAAAATAGACAAATCGCAGTGGCCTTCTGGCGGTAGACGACGTGTTCAAGTGGCTAACCTTCCTTCGAGGACATCCGTCTCGATTATAGAACCAAAGGAAGCGGGCGCAGAGACTCGGGAAGGCATGGCACAAGGCGGCTCAGTGGGCATTGGTTCACTTTTTTAAACTAAGGATTTAGTTATGGCAAATGGTGATAGACCCCCAGTGTCGTTGATGGATCGTGAAGGCGGTATGCTGTCCGAGGAAGACGTTGAAGCAGTAGAAATAGAAGCGTTACCTAACGGGCTGGCACAGATTACCGATGTCGAAGGCATCGAAATCATACAGGAAGACGATGGCGGAGCCACCTTAGACTTTGATCCGTTCCGTAATCGGGAACGAGAAGACGATTTTTATGACAATCTGGCTGAATTTTTGCCAGATAAAGTCCTGCAAAGCATTTCCAATGACCTGTTAGAGCAATACCATTCTAATAAAGCGTCCAGACAAGACTGGGAAGATGCGTATTCGAACGGTTTGGAGCTTCTTGGGTTTAATTACGAAGAACGCACAGAGCCGTTCCGGGGCGCAACCGGGGTCACACATCCGGTTTTGGCCGAGGCCGCCGTACAGTTTCAGGCACAGGCGTTTAATGAATTGATTCCGTCCGATGGCCCGGTTCGAACAGCGGTCATGGGCACTCAAACCAACGACAAGATTGAGCAAGCTTCGCGTGTGCGGGACTTTATGAACTACTACATTACTACCGTGATGGAAGAATACACGCCAGAAGTGGACCAAATGCTGTTTTATCTGCCCTTGGCGGGCTCTACATTCAAAAAAGTCTACTTTGACGACGCTTTAGGACGCCCTGTTTCCAAGTTTGTACCGGCAGAGCACTTAATTGTGCCTTATGAAAGCAACGATTTAGAAACCTGTCCTAACATTACCCATGTAGTTCGCATGTCGCTCAACGATTTGCGTAAACAACAGGTTAGTGGGTTCTATCGAGACATTAAAGTACTGCCTTCTCAAGCCGACAGCAGCAGCTTATCAGACGAAATTGACTACATAGACGGTGAAAAGCCCTCTGGTATTGATTATGACTGCACTTTGCTGGAGTGCCACGTCGATTTAGACATAGAGGGTTACGAAGACATGGACGAGGACGGGGAACCTACGGGTATCAAGGTCCCTTACATCGTTACTATTAGCGAAGACAACGGAAAAGTGTTGTCTATTCGTCGCAATTACCTAGAAGACGACCCGATGCAAGCCAAAATCCAGTATTTTGTGCATTATAAGTTCCTTCCGGGCTTCGGATTCTATGGAATGGGCCTGATCCACACGATTGGCGGCCTTTCTAGGACTGCAACTGCCGCATTGAGGCAATTAATCGATGCTGGGACGCTTTCAAACCTGCCAGCGGGCTTTAAAGCGCGTGGTTTGCGCATTCGAGACGATGATGACCCCCTACAGCCGGGTGAATTCAGAGATGTGGACGCCCCCGGAGGCGTTATACGCGACAGTTTGATGCCTTTACCCTTTAAAGGGCCTGATCAGACGTTATTTCAGCTTTTAGGCTTTGTAGTACAGGCAGCACAGCGTTTTGCCACAATAACTGACATGAAAGTGGGTGATGGTAACCAATCTGCGGCAGTAGGCACGACTATTGCGATGATTGAGCAGGGTGGGCGTGTAATGAGCGCCATCCACAAGCGTTTGCATTACGCCATGAAGATAGAATTCAAGATACTTTCCAGGGTTATGGCTGAAAGTTTACCGCCCGTGTACCCTTATCAGGTGCCCGGAGCAGAACAAGCGGTCAAATCAACGGATTTTGATGATCGCGTGGATGTTTTACCGGTATCTGACCCGAATATCTTTTCTCAAAGCCAACGCATAGCTTTGGCTCAAACAGAGCTACAAATGGCTATGCAAGCCCCTGAAATACACAATATTCCAGAGGTTTATCGGCGTGTTTACGACGCTATGGGTGTTAAAAACGTTAATCAGATACTAAAAGCAGANGCTCCTGACGAGCCGTATCCCAAAGATCCTGCGCGTGAAAACATGGATGTGCTTGAAAANGTACCTTTACAGGCTTTTAAGGGTCAGGATCACATGGCNCATATACAGGCGCATTTAATTTTTGCAACAGGNGGTATGGCTTCTTCGTTGCCACAGGTAGGGTTAGCTATTCAAAAACACATACTGAACCATGTACAGTTAATGGCGGAAGAACAAGCGGAACAAACCTTTGTTCAACAAAATCCAAATGTCACGTTGACCAACCCAGAAACAAATCAGCCGTATCAAGCGTTGGTTTCGCAGTTTATTGCTCAGATTATGCAGCAGGTGGTTCAACTTGGATCACAAATACAACAATCAGGACAACCGCAGCAACAGCAAGGACCTGATCCGTTGATCGAATTGAAGCAACAAGAGCTTCAATTGAAGTCACAGCAAGAACAAAACGATGTGGCTAGAGAGCAGCAAGAGATTGAGCTTGAAAGACAGAAGCTTGCTCAACGGGAAGCAAATTTCCAGCAACGGTTAGCAAGCCAAGAGGCCCAGACCCAAGCTAGAATAGACGCAGGTATTGAAAGAGAGTTACTCAAACAGCGAGGTGATCGATGAGAACAGTAAAATTTAATGGCGCTCCTATTAAAGAGCCCCCAAAACCCACTACTAAAGCCGAGATAAAAGGCCAAGGTAGTATTCCTTATGCTCAGCTTATAGAGGAAAAAACACCTAACACTGCAAAAGCCAAGATTACCAAAGGAAAAGCCCGAGGAATGGGTGCGGCTGAGCGTGGTGGAAGCTTTACTATTGCGTAGAAAACTGCGATAGTATCGGAGTTGCTCAGACAGTAAGATACAGGAGAGTAGTTGGACGGTCTAGATGTTGTACAATTTGTACAAAAAACCTTAAAAGGCCGCAAAACCCAGATTCAGGAACTCATGACTGATGATGGGATAAAGGATATGGAACATTACAGAGAGTGTATGGGTGAAATCAGGGCGTGTGATTACGTTTTGGTTGAACTTTCTGAAATGCTAAAAAAACAGGAAGCACAAGATGCCTGAAACGAATGAAGCAGAAGATTTATCTGATTGCTACGTCGCAGAAGAAGAACTAGTTTTAGACCCTTCTTTAGTAGATAAAAGCGTTATAGAACGTCTCCCACAACCAACCGGGTGGCGTATTTTAATCGCTCCTTTNAANCCCGCCTTAAAAAGTAAAGGCGGTATTTTATTAAGCCAAAAAACCTTAGAAGAAGANGTAGTCCAGACACAAGTGGGNTATGTCCTNAAAATGGGTCCTTCGGCTTATGCGGATAAGCAACGATATCCGGATGGAGCATGGTGTAAAGAACGCGAATGGGTAATTTTTGCCCGTTATGCAGGTTCTCGGTTTCGTTTGAATGGCGAAAAGAAAGCTGCTTTTGGTAGCGAAGTTCGTATTTTAAACGACGACGAAATTCTTGGAACCATTTTAGACCCTAACGACATTCATCTTAACTAAGGAACGGCACAATGGCAGAAGCAAAGCCCAAGCACGAAGCCGATGATGGTCAAATTGATCTGGAGTTNACCGAAGAAGCACAAGAAGTCACTTTGGAAGAAGTGGCGGANACAGAATCTGAGGAAACCAGTTCACCAGAACCGGCAGCAGAACAAACCGCAAGTGAAGACGACGTTGAACAATACAGCAAGTCTGTTCANAAAAGAATTAATCAGCTNACTAAAAGATCACGAGAAGCTGAAAGAGAGCGAGAAGAAGCCCTNCGTTACGCACAGCANGTTCAGACAGAAAATAGCTCAATTAAACAGCGTCTNCATAACCTGGATAAAAATTACATTGATGAGTATGGTAATCGCGTTGCTTCTGAAGCCGAACGGGCAAAGGAAGAACTCAAGACTGCGATTGAAACTGGCGATACAGATCGTCAGTTGGCTGCGCAAGAAAAAATATCGCAATTAGCCGTAGCAAAAGATCGCCATGCTCAAGCGGCTGCGCAGCGTCAAACACAAGCTGCACAGTTCGAGCAGGAAGTACAACAACCTGTTTACCAACCAGCTCCCCAGCAACAAAGGCCAGATCCAAAAGCCGAAGACTGGGCGGATAGCAACAGTTGGTTTGGTACAGACTCAGCCATGACCTTTGCAGCTTTTGGAATTCACAAAGAATTGATCCAAGATAAAGGTATGGACGGCACCAGTGATGAGTATTATGATGCCTTAGATTCACGAATTCGGGAGGCGTTTCCTCACAAGTTTGATCTTGAAGAAGACGCCACTCAAAGCCGACGCACTACGCAAACAGTTGCGGGTGTGTCTCGTCCTAAAAAAGGGCGCGGCAAGCAGGTTCGACTCTCCCCGAGCCAAGTCACTATTGCCAAACGATTGGGAGTGCCACTTGAAGAATACGCAAAATACGTGAAGGATTAAAAATGACAGATTCTGATAATGAAACAATGGAAGCTATCAAAAAAACCTCTCGCGCCAAGTCATCGAGAGCAAATACGGCTAGGCGTAGGCCGTGGGCTCCACCGTCGAAATTAGATGCACCGCCCGCACCTCCGGGGTTCAGACATCGTTGGATACGTGCCGAAACTCGTGGCGTAGAAGACACGAGTAATATAACCGGCCGTTTACGCGAAGGTTATGAACTAGTCCGAAAGGACGAATATCCGGATTTTGAAGCTCCTGTATTGGAGACGGGTAAATATGAAGGTGTATTTGGAGTTGGCGGATTGCTTTTAGCTAGAATTCCGCAAGAAACAGTGGACGAAAGAACGGCTTATTTTGCATCGAAACATGCAGATCAAGTTGAAGCTGTAGAAACGGATATTTTACGCGAAAATGCACATTCCACGATGCGGATTGACAAACCTGACCGTCAATCTCGTGTTACTTTTGGTGGTTCTCGTAAGTAAGGTTTTAGGAGACTAATATGGCTAATCAGGAAACCGCTTACGGTCTGCGTCCAATAGGACTAACAGGCAGTGCCGCAAATTCTACAGGTTTGACGAAGTATGAAATTGCTTCCGATAACACTAATGCCATTTATCAATACAGCTTAGTAATCCCTCTCGCCGCTGGCGTGATTGATCAAGCTGGTGACACTGCGGGCGGTACTACCGCTGCGCTGGGTGTCTTGATGGGCGTAGAATATGTTGACTCTTCCTCAAAGAAGACCGTATTCAAAAACTACTGGCCCGGATCTAACAACGCAAGCGTTGACACGAATCATCCTGTCAAAGCTCTTGTTGCTGATAATCCGATGCAAACTTTCCAAGTTGCAAGCGATGCGACTTTAACTAATCGCGCTACGGCACTTGCTGCTGTTTTCGCTAACGCAAGTTTGGGAACATCTGCACGAACGGGCTCAACTGACACCGGTCGATCTAATTCGGCGTTGGGTGTATCTACTATTGCAACCACGGCTACTTTGCCGCTTAAAATCATGGGTATTGTTGATGACGATGCTAACAGTGATTTTGCTGCTGCTGGTATTCCCTTGATTGTGAGAATAAATGCACACTACAACTCACCGAATGCACGATTCGACTCTCAAACCACTGCCACAACAACCGGCATATAAGTTAGGAGGTAATCATGGCTATTACTCGCGCACAATTGGCGAAGGAGCTTGAACCCGGCTTAAATGCTTTGTTCGGGCTGGAATATGATCGTTATGACAACGAGAGTGCGGAGATCTTTGAAGAGGAATCTTCTGATCGAGCATTTGAAGAAGAAGTCATGCTTTCAGGGTTTGGTACTGCTCCAGTAAAAGCAGAAGGTAACGCAATTTCTTTTGATGACGCGCAGGAAACATATACTGCTCGATACACTCACGAGACAATCGCTCTTGCTTTCTCGATTACTGAAGAAGCTATCGAAGATAATTTGTATGACCGTCTTGCCTCTAGATATACTCGTGCTCTTGCGCGTTCTATGTCTCAGACCAAGCAAGTACGTGCTGCAACTGTGTTGAACAACGCCTTTACGGCGGGTGCTTCTGCCATCGGAGATGGTGTTGCGCTTTGTTCTTCTTCTCACCCTTCTTTATCAGGTAACCAACGCAATCTACTCAGCACTGCTGCGGATCTCAATGAGACTTCGCTTGAGCAGATGTTGATTGACATTGCTGGTCTTACTGATGAAAGAGGACTAAAAATTGCGGTTCGAGGAATGAAATTAATTATTCCTAAAGAGCTTCAATTCATTGCAGAAAGAGTATTGAACTCTAATCTGCGACCCGGAACGGCGGATAATGATATTAACGCCAACAAGTCAATGGGTATGCTACCTGACGGTGCAGTAGTTAATCACTTCCTCACGGATACTGATGCTTTCTTCATCAAGACGGATGCGCCTAACGGCTTCAAGTTGTTCCAAAGAACTCCAATTAAAACAGCTATGGAAGGTGACTTTGACACTGGAAATATGCGTTTCAAGGCTCGCGAAAGATATTCTTTCGGTGTGTCTGATTGGAGATCAGTGTTCGGGACTCCGGGCGCGTAGCAAAAGCATGGGGGGCAACATTGTTGCCCCTTTGTTTTTTAGGTATAGTTAGCTTTTATTCTGGGAATAAATAGCTTTGGCGACTGTCCCAGCAGACACTTACGAAGACGCTGAAGCAAATCCTTTCGTAAGGAGGTATCCAAGTGGCACAGTCAACCTTTTCTGGCCCAGTCCGTTCTCTTGCTGGTTTTATTAGTGCTGGTTCATCCAGTGTAGTTAGTTTAACCGCTGACACTTCTATAACTGTAGCATCTCATGCAGGAAAATTATTGTTATGTAACGATGCAGATGGCAAGTTTACTTTGCCTTCCATTGTCACTACTACACCAGGGGATTCTACCGATCCTAACCAAACCAATAACTTAGGTGCAACTTTTACTTTTTTGGTAATTACTGCAGCTACAGATATGGATATTCTAACTGACGGCACAGACAAGTTTGTCGGCGGTCTTTATTTAGGCAAGAGCGATGCAGCAGGAAAGACTTTCTTTTCTGGTTCATCTAACGATGTCATTACAATGAACGGTTCTACTAAGGGCGGCATTGCTGGAACCGTGGTTACAGCGTATGCAGCGGCCAGTGCTAAATACGTTGTTTCAGGAACTGTTCTTGCTTCCGGTACGGTAGTCACTCCATTTGCCGACGCATAAAAGGGGGTAATTTATGGCAGGTTCAGATGTAATTTCGGTTACTATTACGGCTGACACCCTAGCGGCAGATCCAAATGGCATTTCAACAGATGCAGCGGTTGGAAACAACGCTGCATTAACGATTGGCGGTGCTTTAGCGGACAGTGGCTCGGTGACTTTATCTCATGCCAGAACAGTTACCATTACTTCGGCTGGAGACGACAGTGGAATATCTTTTACTGTCGTTGGAACTGATGTAAATGGAGATTCTCAAACAGAAACCGTGACTGGGGCAAACGCAGACGCGGCTACTAGCAGTAATTTTTTCTTGACGATTGCAAGCATAACCGCCGTGGGAGATCCCGCAGGTAACGTTCAAGCTGGAATTAGTGGGGTAGCTTCTGCTGTTATTTTTGCAGGACGAGCACGGCTTAAAGGTGTTTTTTTAACGAGCACAGCAACCGCCGGTAACGTTGATTTTCGCACGTCTAGCCCTTCAGGAACGAGTTTAATGAAAATAAGTTCTGTGGGCTCCGCAACTGCGACTAGAGATGTGGTGATTCCGGAAGAGGGTATTTTGTTTGGCAGTGGGGTTTACATTCAATACAACGTAAGCACGTTTCTTACCATGACTTCTTTCCATGCGTAAAACGATATGGCAACGGTAAAGAACGTAAAAAGGCTGCCTTCTGGGCGAATAGAGTATCGTGGAGAAACGTTTTCTGGGTATAACCAGCCAAAACGTTCAAAAGGTGGGGCTAAAAAGTCTGTAGTTTTAGCTAAAAAAGGCGATCAGGTTAAGATGGTTCGTTTTGGCGATCCTGATATGACCATTAAAAAAAGCCA